ATTAGGGATCATGTGCCAAGTAACAGATGTTAACTTTATATTAGAAGCATTCGCGGCTTCAGGTGTGCCACCAAACGACATACCTGCAACCCCATCAGTAATATTAAACATAGTTAAGGTGAGTTAAATGAGTGGTTTTAGACCTTTCGATCCGAATTCAAGTGGCGGCGGTAGCGCTATTAATCCTGCCGAGTTCACAGCGTTTGCTGTCGGCGTAATCGGTAAAGGAAAAGCGGTATACATATCGAGCTATGACGATATAGGCGGCATACCTAGAGTTACATTATCTGATTCTGACTCTGACTTTAGTCACCCTGTTGTTGGTATAACTGGCGAAGCTGGAAACAACTCGAATATATCCATAATTGTTATGGGTGAATTGACAGGTATAGATACTTCCTTGTTTGCTATCGGCGATGAGTTATTCTTACGTTTTGCTGGTGCGCTAACAGATGCTGCACCAGAAAACTACGTGCAATCATTGGCGACCGTTGAAAAGTCCTCTGTTAGCGGAATTATACGAGTTAACGTATCAACAACAAATAGCACAACCGCAACCAGTAAGGATGCATTAACTAATCGAGTCAGAGTTACACAGGCATCTGATTTAGCTGGCACACTTGATAGCACAAAAGAATATTTTATTGATGGCATTATTGATATGGGTAGCCAATCAATAGAAGTGCCTCAAGGTGGCTTAACAATTACAGGCTATAGCTTTGATTTGTCAAAACTAATATCATCAGCAGCGACTTACACAATGTTCGTATCACCCGTTAGTGGGAGTGGTAACGTATTAGGTAAAGATTATGCTATCGAGGTAACAGGTGTAGGATCTCAAGTTTACGATCTTGTAAGTGATACAGGGTTCGAGGCTTTCGAGTTCTCGCGCGTTAATTATAATGATTGCACATCATTAGGAACTATCGATAATTATCGTCAAGGCTTAGAGGTCGGTACTGGTCGTTTTGGTGGCAAGCCTGAGTTAACATTAAAAGGCACATGGGTAGGCGGTTACTTTATTGATACGTCAATAGTTAGGGGCATGGTTGATGGTGCTTACTCTTTGTTTAAAGCTGGTGCTGGATTTACAATGGCCTCACGATTTAGGTCTAATCAGAATATTGACTTACCGGCTAACGCTTCATTTCTTGATTTTGCCGCTGCTAACTTTATAAACCCGTCAACACTTCAGCTAGATGGCTGCTTAATAACTAGAGAGGGTGTATTTGATGCTACAGACACGAATATAATACCCAACGTGACAGCATCAGACTTAGTGAGTGAATGGATGGGTAACAATGGCATTGACAATACTTTCGTGGGCGGTGAAGCGACCGTATCAGTAGAGGTATTAACGACAATCGTTAGTGATGGCGTTTATGTTGATTTAGCGGGCACATTCTCAACATTGGGCTTGCAGCATTTTGATTCACCCTCTAACGGACAATTAAGGCATTTAGGTGACTCACCAAGAGAGTATCAAGTAGGAGGTCAAATTGTTCTTGATGGTAATGCAAATGACGTTATCGCCTTAAGAGCTGTAATATTCAGAAGCGCAAGCACCATGTTTGAAAATCAAAAGGTACAAACAAGGGTGGTCAACGCACTTCAGGGTGGTCGTGATGTTGCATACTTTGTTTATTTCGACAATATAACATTAAATAAAAACGACTATGTAAAGCTTCAGGTAGCTAATATCGGTGCAACTAACAATGTTACCGCTGAGTTAGATAGTTCTTTTGGGGTTCAGGCAAGATAACAATAACTAGGTTAATGATTAAGGGGCTATTGATTGTAGCCCCTGTTTTTAGATGAAATACTCTTCTACAATCAAGGTTGCTTGAGCGTGAAGTTGCTCATCACCACCAACAAGAACTTTTAGTAACTCTCTTTTTTCCTGCATGTAAACCTTGGCGAATGCCGCATCAGCACAAAGTATACTTGATGAATTATGTATCAAGTCAGCTAATTTTATCGTTTTAGAGTTGTCGGATATCCTGCTTAAATGAATTCTATCAATCTCCTTTCTTACTTTTCTATTGCCATCACTAGGCTTGCTTACATCAGTCAAATCCCTAACCATTGTTGCAACTCTACAGCCGAATTCGAAAGATATATCTCTAATCGTTGTGTCGGTATCTTCAACGGTATCATGAAGTATTGCAGCAACTTGCATTTCAGTATCATCAATTACGTTAGCAACAATTATACTTACTGCTATCGGGTGCATAACATAAGGCTCACCAGTATATTTTCTTACCTGCCCTTCGTGTGCTTTTGTTGCGAATTCAATCGCCCTTAAAACTTTATTCATTATTACTCTCCTAACCCGTTGGTATTGTCATAACACATACCGCTATAACTACCAGCGAAACTATTATTGCTTTAGTTGCTAATTTCATTTGTTGCTATCCTTATGGCGTTTATTCAATAAGTCTCGAAGAATACTTTCATCTTTAGGTGATAGATAAACCTCTGTGACTTCATCATGACGCATAGATTCAAAACTAATTAAGCCTTGGTTATCATATACGTCAAATTCAACACTGGTATTCTTGCTGCATTTAAACGCGTGTATTATTTCCCATCTAGCCATCACTCTTCTCCTTTTGATTTAACTTGCTTGCTTACTTCACAATATACCGCGCCATCTATCACCACACAGTTACGTTTTAGCCATCTTCTAGCTTGTGACTGGCTAACGTGTTGTGATCGTGCAAATGATGCTTGATTGTTGTTATGGTGTTCTTTTATGTATTCTTTAAGCTTCATTGATTCGCCTCTTAGCAATATTAAAATAACCTTCATCAAGCTCAATCCCTATAAACTTCCGGTTGGTGTTTTTACATGCTACGCCAGTGCTGCCGCTACCCATTGTAAAGTCTAATACCGTTTCGCTTTCGTTGGTGTAGGTTTTAATTAGGTATTCCATTAGTGCTACGGGTTTTTGTGTTGGGTGTAATCCTCTGCCTATTCTGACGCTAAAGTCTAATGACTGTCCAGTTGTAGGGTTTTTATCAGTGTAAACCTTGTTTTTACCACTTAAACTCCCCTTTAATGGTATTGCCCCGTACTCAACTTCATTCTTTCCTTTTTTTATGGGTTTGTCTCTTAATGTTTTTATAGGGAAATATTGTGGCATTTTACCATTACTAGAAAATACACATACATCCTCATAATCTTTGAGTGGTTGCCTTTTGGCTTGTACGAAGTTGCCCGCAAAGTGTTTATTCCACACCCAATTATAACAATACCCGTTCATATTTGAACTTATAAGCGTTGTTGTGAATGGTTGAGCGGAATTTAATACAATCGCCCCATTAGGTTTGATAATACGCTTTAACTGCTCCCACATTGGCTCTAACGGTATAATTGAATCCCACTTACAAGCAGTAGTACCATAAGGCGGATCGGTTAGTATCATATCAACACTACCTGATTCAATCTCTTTCATTAGTTCAAGGCAATCACCTTGTATTAAAGTTAATTCACTCATGACAACTACTCCATTTCACTTTTTAAAAAGAATTCAAGTTTTACATACTCAATAGCACCAATAACATCAGTTGATAGCATTGGTGAGCCTATGTGTATTTTGTGCTTTTCTATTACATCACGCAAATCATCAACTAGCGCCTGACGTTGTTTTACCACTTGTTCGTATGTCATGCTAAAACCCTTTCCTTAATCTTCGCTTCATACACACTAGAGATATTAGGTTAAACAGTATCGGAAGTAATAGCCAAGGAGTTACTATTGCGCCTAAAATAGAATACCCCACCGTACTAATTAGTAAGCTGACCTCCTGCTGATTTATAACTAAACTTTCATGAACCATCTTTATTTACTCGGTTGCTGTTGATGGGTTAATCATATACCTTAACGTATCGGCTGTCTATACCTTTTTGTATCTGTATTAAGTTTATTATTAATTAGCAGTGAACGGTGATATAATTACCTTGTTGTTTGGAGTCGTGTCCTGATGATTGATAGGGTTTAGTGAGTATCTCTGGGGTTAATTTATTAGCCCACACGACCAGAGATACGTACTAAGCCTTTTTTATTGCCAGAATTCCCACCTATTCAACCGAATTTTATCGGTTATCGTAAAAAACCTTAATCAAGCTAACGATTATAATTAGCAAATATCGAATAACTCAATACACACTGACGTTTAGAAGCGCGGATAAACAACATCTATGTCATGGTAATTGGTAAGGGCTACCAACAAGGAATGTAAACAGCTTAGTTGATACTGGTGTGTATAGTTGAATAATGCAGATAGCTTAGTGCCTCATCCATGACTAACGCTTCTAGTGATACTTATTGCCTTAATTTAACAATCCTCTTCATCATGCTATAATCGTATTATCAAACAATAGGATTAATCAAATGCCAAGCATCCCATTTATAAAAGGCGATAAGGTCGATAATAACTCAGACTATCGCGACTCTTTAGCCGTCAACTATTACGCTGTGTTGCGCCCTATTTATGACGAAGAGGGGTACATGCTTAACTATTACGGCCTATCTGACTTCGCCACTGGTCGGGGTATTAGTCGCGGTTCAATATGGGTAGCTAGAACAGGCTTAGAGGGGCAATATCGTGTAAGTGGGCAAAGCCTAATTAAGATAGAAGATAATCAAAGCGTAACTGTTTTGGGTACAATACCCGGCACTGACCAAGCATCATTAACTTACTCACTAAATAATCTTGCAATAGTCGCTGATGGTAGGCTTTATTACTACAATCCAACAGATGGTTTTAGACAGATAACCGACCCTGATATTGGCTCACCTATTGATATTGTATGGGCTGATTTCCGCTTTGTGTTAACTGATGGTGAATTCTTGTTTCAGTCTGCTGTATTAGACGAAGAAGAATATGAACCGTTAGACTTTGCAGGGCCAGACTTTCAACCCGATAAAGTGTGGGGTGTTGGTCTTAATGATGATAATGAGCTAGTAGCATTTGGTGATTTAACAACTGAATATTTCGTCAATATAGCTCAGGATAATTTTTCATATACTCGCATACAATTAAAAGCAGTTAAGGCTGGTATTGCTGGCACTCATTGCAAAGCAGAATTTAAAGATAAATGGTATTCACTAACAAGACGAGCCAACACTCAGTATCAATTTTCAGTCATTCAATCCGGCTCATCCGAGTCAATCACTAGCCGAGAAATAGAAAAGGTTTTGGCTACATACAGTAGTGACGAGTTATCAAGAACAGTTATCGAGGTGTTCACTAAGGACGCTGTAACTTGGATGATTGCACATCTACCTAATGAAACACTGGCCTATAATGAAACGGTGGCTAAAAAGTACGGCATTGATTTGGCATGGTCTATATTAAAAACTGATGTTATTGGTGATGCTACATATCGCGGTAAAGATATGACCTACGACCCGAGATTTAGTAAGTGGTGCATAGGCGATAAGACAGATAATAAAATCGGATTTCTAGATGATTCAGTTTGCACACATTACGGCGATATAGTCGAGGGGATTTTATTTACTCCCATTTTAGACTTGGAAACTCTGTCAATTGATGAGCTTAAATTAAAAACTATTCCTGGCATTGCCCCGAGTAATGATGCGACTGTTTTTATATCTCGCACTGATGATATGAGAATATACAGTCAAGAACACACAGAAAAGTATGGCGTTAACCAAGATTACAATAAAAACTTTACTATGCGAAATTTAGGCTACGTTAGAAGCGAAACAGCGTTCAAGATAAGAACAGCGTCACGCTCACGGATGGCATTCACTCGATTAGATATTAAGGTTTCATAATGGCTGACCCTAGACGATCATCAACAAGGCGAGCAGTATTAAGTTACGATCAATTCAAAGACCTATACAAGCAAGCAGGGGTAGATATACCTGACCTTTTAACAAAGGATTATCAAGGTATATTTCAAGATTTTGTGTTTCTGGCAGATGCGGCTGATGGTTTAGATGCGTTAATAGCTGATAACACGGCGAACATAACTACCAATGCCACGAACATAACCACTAACACCACAAACATAACCACGAATGCAACGAACATCACGACCAACGCGACCAACCTAACCAATCATGAGAACTCTGATTCTGAACATGGTGTAACTGGTAATAACGTTGGTACAGGTGATTTTTGTACTGAAATACTTGGCGGTGTAGTTTTTCTAATGGAAACGGTAACTAACGCGGTTAACTCAACCGAAACAATAGCATTACCTGATATCGCCGCTGCACCTGCTGCATACAGTCAAACATACGCAAACACACTCGCAGCAATGGCGAATGATACCAAGGCTAAACATAATCAGTTAGTGTTAGATTTAAACCTAGCTATAGCGCAAATAAACGACATTATCGCTAAGGCTAAAACAGCTAAGCAAATGGTGGTATAATGTCAAATATAAAGAAATTACAAGGGGTTTATTATGGGTTTATTTAAAAAGATTTTAGGTGCTGCAACTTTTGGTTTGATTGGCGACTCACCATTTAAGAGTCTTAGAAGTGGCGCAACACAGGCGGCTAAAGATGCAAAGCTAGCTGGTGCAGAGTCGTTAGCTGAGCAGCAAGCACTAAAAACTGAAATAGGCGGCATTTACGACCCCCGAATGCAAGCGGGAACTAAAGCATTTGGCGAGATAGAAGACTTTTACGGCGGCAACCAGCAAACTATTATCGACCAAGCACAAGCTTCCCCGTTTATGTCTAGCCTTGTTGAGCAGGGTGAGGGCGCCATTGCTAGAAACGCACAAATGACAGGCGGGTTAAGGACAGGCACCACACAAGAAAATCTAGCTCAAAACTCGCAAAATGTATTGCAAGGTTTAGTCCAGCAAATATTACAAGGTAAACAGGGCATTGCTCAAGCTGGTTTTGGTGCTACTGATGCTTACACTACCGCTATGCAAAATATCGTTGCTGGCACTGGTGCGACTCGCGGAGAGATTGCGGGTATTGATGTGAGTAGGGCAGCACAAAGGCAAAATATGATTAGCGGTCTTGTTAGTGGTGGCATTCAAGCTGCTGGTGCGGCGGCAAGTGATGAAAAGCTCAAGACTAACATTGTTAAGATTGGTGAAAAGCATGACTTACCTTGGTACAAGTGGGAATGGAACGATATTGCCGAATCAATAGGTTTAACAGGTAAAGAAGAAGGTCATATTGCACAAGAAGTGCAAAAGGTTAGACCTGACTTGGTTGTTACTAAAAACGGCTATTTAGCTGTTAATTACGGAGGCTTTTAAGATGGCTTTTAATATAGATATGACGCCATTGGAAAGAAGCTCTATGAATATAGGGCAATCTCTAATGAACATAGGTCAAACAGTAGGTGGTGCAATACAGAGATCTAACCTGCAAGAAACACAGCAACAAGAGCAAGGTGATGTCGAGGCGTTCATGCGTCTAGCTATGTCAGGCGACCAAGCAGCACTAGAAGAATTGATGATTAAAAGCCCACCAGCCGCGCGTATGGTTGCTGAACACTTACAATCACAACAGCAAGGACAACAAGCCGAGCAACAGCAATTTCAATCTCAAATGGATATGGACACCGCTGGCTTTGTTGAGCAAATACATCTTGCACCAGCCGAGCAACAAGAGGCAATGTTTAACGCTGCCGTTGATGATCCCCGTTATGATATTGATGAAGAAGACCGTCAATATTTTATGGATCCTAACGCGCGGAAAGCATTAATCAGCCAAGTTAAAGGTAAAGACTATGCTGAAAACTTCTTTGGCGCTGGTGATAAGGTAGATAGTTTACCCGCTGAAGCTGTCGGATTTAATGATTTAATTAAAGACTTTACGCCTGAGCAGCAAAAGCTAGCAAAACAAGTAAAAGCAGGAATCAAAGGTCGAGCAGTAAGTAACGCTGAATTATCGGCAATACAGTCTGGTGAAATAGATAATTACGGCAAATGGAAAGTACAGCAAAAGCAAGCTGAAAAATTCGCTGAACTTACGGGATCATCAAGGTCTAAAGCCATCGACTCGGGCATTGAAAAGATATCTAAAATAGATTTAGGTATATCAAACATCGACGCAGCAATAAAAGCTGTTAATGATGGTGCAGGAACCGGCGTAATAGAAAAAAGATTTCCGTCAATAACTGCCGCCTCGGTAGCTCTTGATAATATACAGGGTAAAATGGCCTTGGACGTTATAGGTGCCGTGACGTTTGGCGCACTATCTCAAGGAGAATTAGATTTAGCTAGAAATGTCGCTTTACCTACAGGGTTGGACGGGCCTGAATTAATTATTCATTTACAGGATAAAAAGGTAGCTCAACAAAAACTACGTGACTATTACAATGAGCAAATACAATTCCTAGACCAAGGCGGAACGGTTGCAGGATTTATGCGAAGTAAGGAACGAGGGCAGGAGCAGGCGCAAGGACAACAACCTACAAATCAAGACCAGCAAGCTAGGCAATGGGCAGAGGCAAATCCTAACGACCCTAGAGCAGAGCAAATACTAAATAAACTAAAAGGCTAAATAATGGCTACTGAATTTAACCCTGACACATATCTAGCTAACAAAAGTGAATTTAACCCTGATGAATTTTTAATGGGTAAACCACAAGTATCAGAAGGATTGAATGTTGATGTTTCTGCTATACCTGGCGCTGAATCTTATGCTAAACCAAAGCCAGAAAGAAGCCTTGGAGAAACGTTATCAGGAACCGCTGAGGCCGCTTTGGCCTTGGTCACTGGTGCTACTGGTGGCGGGGTAGGATTCGCCCTTGGTAGCGGTCAAGATATTATCGATAAGTTATCTGGAAAGCCTGATAGGAAGCTAAGGGAGTCATACGCAGCGAGCCTAACTAACACACCCGAAAGTGAAGCAGGTCAAGAGCAATTAAAGTTCGTAACTGATCTTTTAGGCGTGTTACCTCCGATACTCGGAACAACGCCAGTAGCCACAATACGCGCAGCCATACCGAAAAGAAGAATACCTAAAGATATAATGAAGCGCACTGCAAGCAAGCAAACTTTATTAAAAAGAGAGATAGCGGAAGGCAACCCAAACATTGAAACACTGACAAAAGCTTTAAACTCTGAGGGCGATATTATTACAAATAAGACTTCAAAGGCCGCCCTTAAAACCATTGGAGATAGTACGACAAACAAAGAATTAATAAGCGTATTAGAGAGGCTAGAGCCTGCAAGTAAGAAGCAAGTTAGCAAAATGCTCGATATCATAACCAATAAAAAGAAGTTTCCAGACTTAGATGTTAGACCGTCTGATATTGTTGGTGATTCAGTAGCAAACAGAGCTAAAGCCATAGCGACAAAAAACGAATTAGCAGGTAAAAGAATAGGAAGTATTGCCAATTCATTAAAAACTAAAGATGTAAATATACAAACACCTGTTAACAGCTTTATTACTGAATTATCTGATTTAGGAGTGACATTCTCGAAAGCTGAAGACGGATGGGTTACACCTGACTTTTCACGGTCTAAGTTTGTCGGGGGCAACCAAAAGGATATGTCCGTACTGGTTAACGACCTTTTAAGTGGCGATATTAACTTTCAACAAGCCCATAAACTAAAGCAAACAATTAGGGATAACGTTGATTTTGATAAGGGCGGAGCAGGACAAATAAAAGGTGACTCTCAAAGGCTTCTTAAAAGATTATCTTCGGGGATAGATGACGTACTAGATACAGAATCAACACCTTACAGAAAAGCTAACGAAGTGTTTGCAAAGACGATCAAATTAAAAGATGACTTCCAAAAAATGGCAGGTAAGGATATCGACCTATTTAGCGACCTATCAAAAGAGGCACTTGCAAGTAAGGCCAGAAGGTTATCGTCAAATGCACAAAGTAGAACAGCAATAAAGCAAACACTTGCTGAATCTGACAAGGTATTAAAAAGCCTTGGCGTTAACTTTAAAGATAATATTCACTCTCTTAATTTTGTGGTAAACAAGCTTGATGATTTATTTAAAATAACACCAGAAACATCTATGCAGGGAATTATAGAAAGGGGTGTTGATGCCTCGTTCTCACCTATGGCAGCAGCGAGGCAAGGGATTGAAACCGCTAAAGGGGTATTATCTGCTAGCGATGCAAAGAAAATAGCAGTACTTAAAGAATTAATGAAAACAAACTAAAAGGTAAAACATAATGGCTTTAATTAACTTCCCAATACTTTACATACCGAACCCCGATAAATTTGGGACTTTAGCTTTTGGTAAAATATTCGTTGGCATCCCTGATTTAGATCCGGAAGATGGAAACGGCAACCCGATAAACTCTAAGCAGTTAAGGGTTGTACAAGAGGATGGCACAAAGGTCAATGTTCCACAGCCTTTTATACTTTCCGCTGGAGGTGAGCCGCAATATAACGGCTCAACCGTGCGCCTTGATGTTAATGGTAACCACTCCCTTAAAATACTAACCAGCAATAACGTGCAGAAGCATTACATACATAATGTTGAAACATTACACGGCGATTTATCTCTTACCATTGATTTTCCAACAAAATTAGCATACGAGGAATTTGCAGGCGAATTACCTGTAGATAAGCGCGTTTACCTAGCCGATAGGGATGCATATTTTAATGTTATAGCTGGAACTGTCGGTGCTAACACGTTTGATATAATTGCTAGTACATCAGTAAATCAGAGTATTAGTATTACAGAGTCCCAGCCAAAACCAGTACAGTTTGGTGCTATACCTGAAATAAATGACGCGCCAACAATTACACAGAATAATGGTTCGCTACAAGCTTACGCTGATTACTGCATGACTAATAAGTTAGTACAGGACTATAGAAACAATACATTTTATTATGACAGTACGCTTGATTTAACCACTACCTCAACGCGCAACGCTTTTATACAAGGCGATTGTGATAACTCCAACAACGTAGGTAAATTCAACTTAGTTTATTTAGGTGCTGGAAATGCAATTTTAGGTAAAGCCATCACTCATTGGAACTTAGGAGTCGCAGGAACTGAAAATGTAATAGATACAATACCCTTAACGTCCGTCGGGATTGAAGCTAGTGAATCGGTTAAACATTGGGGTTCATGCATTCGTAATTTTGACAAAGGGTATGTTATCAAGGGCGGTTTTTATCATTCGTTTATACAAGGACGCGTTAGCCGATGCCGCGATTTGTATGACTTTACTCAAGCGACAGGTGGCATTTTCAATACAAGATTTGATTTACAAAACAGTGATTTTGTAAATGGTATAGTAGCCAATGGAGGTGATGGCCCTATAAATATTGCGGGTAGCTGGGAGAGCTGGACAGGCTTTGTCCTCACTAAGACAACGGGTGACCCTGCTTACAACGTAGTGTTGGACGGCCCTTACTTCGAGAACGGCCCAACTTCAACCGTAGCGGCAGGACTAACAGGAAACGACCTAGATACTTATATTGCAAACGGTGCCTTGTTGCTTTCGAATTCTTCAATCTCTGGCGCTGCCACTGTAGTTGTTAACAACGGTCTAAGTCTTTACTTTTTGAACTCTTCACTAGGCATCCCTTGTCTAGACTTAAATATAAGCCTGTATGGTGGAGTAACGCTTCCGTCTTTATCAATAATAAGAGCGCCATCTATTGATAATATGGATTTAAAGATAGACTTTACTAATGCAAACTTTACTTCCTTACCTGTCCTATCTGGTGGTAGCGAGCTTAATGAATTCACAAACGGAACACACTCGAACACAAGTGGTGGCGTGACCGTTTTAGATGGTGATGACTGGAACGTGCTAACACTAATTAATAGCTGGACTAATGACGGAGCAACAACAAAAGATTTAAGCTATAAAGTTATTAATGATATTTTGTATATTCAGGGCTATATGGATGGAGCAAGCGCAACATCGCAAGTGATAGCTATTATACCATCAGCTTTATTATCCAGAATACCGGATGCACAATTCTTTTTTAATGTTAGTCATGGGGGCGGCATTATCCAGGGTAGATTAATAATGGCATCGGGTGATTTAAGGATCGAAAGCACAGGGTTTAACGAGTGCATAATAGACATAGCACTACCGCTTAAATAAAACAAAGGGCAGTTGATATCTGCCCTTTTATTTCAACCTGCCCAATCCTTAAAGCTCATAGGTATTACTTCTTCGCATTCACAATCGTAACAGTAGCGTCGATAATCTGGACTAGTCATGTTAACTCCTTAATACTTAACACATCATCAATACAATTTATTAGCATATACTCACCCTGCCATTCATCTTTGAATTTTAATTCACCGGTAGATAGTTTTTGCTGACTTGGTGTTTTTTCACCGTCCTTAATTTCGACCGCTATAGTTCTACCGTTTTTACTAACAATAATGTCGCAGCAGTTTTTTAACTGGCTAATTATTAAAACGTACCAACCAAGTTTTCTAAACAGTTTGACTATTTCCGGTTGATTTCTATCTATCCTAGCCGCTCTAAACATTTAACATCTCCATAACTTGATTTAATAAATCCTGCTCGTCACCGAAATTAACTTCCCACTGTGTACGGCCTGAATGCACCGCAACGCCATACCCACCGTTTCTATGATGAATAGGGCACAATGGTATTACTTTGTCATTACCTGCACGTTTACCCATAGTACGATTACCAATATGGTGAATCTCTGCTGGCGTATCGAAGTAACCATTATTAAGGCATACGATACAACCAAGAGCGACAATTCTATCCATATGCTTACTTTCTGCTTTAGTCGGTGCCTTTGCCATTATCTAATACCCTCGACTTTTAACTTTAACCCATAATCCTTTGTGTAAAATTGACTCAACATGAAAGTATTTCAAACCTAACTCATCAAGCTTAACTTTTACTGGAAACTTCACGCCGCCAATCAAGCTGTTTGCAATATAACCAAAGTAACCATACTTCCCCCAGTGTTCATCACCATTAGTTAATACGAATTTTCCATATTTACCGTCAAATTCTGGAATAGATGCTATTTCAAATACTCTATTGTTCGCCATAATTCCTCCAGCTATCGATTAACTCTCTTGCCATACAAATCAAAATACCAGTACATAACACCAATACACAATCAACCATTAATTCAGTTGCCATTATCGCCTCGCATATTTAATCTTGCCGCCTTTACCGCGGCTACCACCACGGTCATGATTCTTAGGTCGCATATCATAAATGCCAGCGCTGCATGGAATACTACTAACCGCACCAATATTAAGACCTAACAACGCAACACTAAGTTGTACATTTAATTTTAACCTACCCATATTGAAACGTCCTCACTATATAAAAACCAGTACTCCCCATTAGCGCAGCAACAATCCCATACCTGAATATCAATAGGTAATAAGGTCGCATTGTCTCTGTGATAATAGTCATGATTCACCAATAATGCTAAACAATAAAACGTCTATTTCAAATATAGCATCCATAAGATTTTCATCTGTACAGCTTGCATCGAATAAGTGTAATTTAAACGGTTCCCATGCTTTCATTTCAATACTCCTTATATATACTTGTTAATTAAGCTTTCTTAGCGCTTCGTAGTGAATCGATAGCATCTACAAAATCAACAGCGTAGCCAGTAAATCCGTTCCAACCTAAATACTCATCAAAAAGCTTTATTGGTGTGCTATTTTCTATGTCCGAATCTGAAAGCCCTCTATTATAAAGGTCGTCTAATATATGCTCTGGTATTAATGTTATTTCCATAATCACTATTCCTGTTTATCAATTAAAAGAAACTCATTAACTTATTCCAAGTTTCATCGTCTGCAGTACCAAACACATCTTTACACGCTGCAGTAACTAATTTTTTATAACACTCTCGCCGTTCTTCTTCTTTCATTTTTCCGTAGCTGATAGATACTGCAGTTACTTCAATATGATTAGTGCGGGGATCAACCATTGTTCGGCAATAACCTGCAGATATTAATAAGCCTTTTTTCGTGTACGCTACTTGGTGCTTATCTACATTTTCATCACCAAAATAATAAGTGGCGCAATACTTAAAAAATACATGAATCTTCTGCAGTAGTTTATAATTCTGAATAAGCTTTACTTCAAAACTATAAGCCTCACCAACCTTTAACCCTTTTGAATCATCAACTGACTCTTCATCTGCAGGCCACCACTTACCGTTGGCGGTCTTGATTAGGTTAAGCTTCATAACTATCCATGAACATTTTACCCATCACGGTTAATTTTTTACCTTTGCACATTCCATTTTCAGGCTTGTTTCTTACGCGCTTGGCATCAATTAAAAAGCCGCCATCAACCATAATAAAGTACGCAGTGTGACCAGTCCAAAACCCATCAATTTGATTTTTCATATTTTTGTAAAGTTGCGCTCTCATATCTGCAATAGGAGATTTATTTAAATCACCCGACCATCTACTAGTAAACAATTCAAATATAATGTTATCAATGTCACTCATACCCTACCCCTTAGCCAAATAAACCAAACCACAAAACACAATCACACCAATCAATGTAATAAACCGGTCAAACTTTTTATTGTCTATGTCATCACTTCGCATTGTTAAGCTCCTCGATAAAGGTTTTCATTGCAATAATTACAGCTTTTGGCGCTTGTGGTTTATCAATGCGCCACCTTTCAACTGTTCGTTTTGAAACCTCTAAATACTCAGAGGCTCCAATATTTGATAATTCGGCTTGCTTTTGAAGTTGCCAGAATTTAATTGTGTTATCTTTCTGCACTGCCATCTACCTCTAGGTTAGGGTTAAATCTTCCAAGTATATAATCAGGTCGTCTATTGTCAGGTTGTGGGCATGCCGCGATAATTCTCCATCCAGAGTTTAAACTGGATTGCAACACATCAGTACAAGAGTCTTCCAGTAATAAAGTTTCATTATAAAGTGATAGCGCCTGCCCTGGCATATGAACCTCGCACTTATTATTATAAGTATTTCCGCCGTTATTTTCTTGTATTAGTCTTATTGGTTTCTCCGCTAACGCAATCAATTGAGCTGTAATATCAATATCAATATTTATTTCTTGTTTAACATTTATGCTGATATTTTTTATTACTAGTAATGTTATTTGCTCCTCTGATAAAACCAAATCTTCTGATTTTATAGGGCTGTTTGAGTACCAATTTGGTTCGTCGTCGTTATCAGCATTAAAGGGGTTTAATTCAACGAAAGAAAACGACTCATACTTACGTCTTTCTTTTAAGAATTCAGATTCTGTAACTTTTCCGTAAAGGCTAGCTGTTGAATTTATAGTTATTTTGTACAGGGCTTTGTTAACTTTCATAATCTGAATCTCTCAGTGGGTGCCGATGCTTTATTGCTTCGGCTTGGTTAGTAATTTACGACATATTGTCGCACAAGTCAAGAAACTAATTTAATAAACTAATCTAGCATCATCAGTCGCGCTATAAGTTCTATCTGCGAAAGGAGTTATACCCTTTTTGGATTTCTTGATTATCTCACCAGCCTCAAATAGAAACTTCAAACAATTATCTAATGTTGGGCGGCTAATGCTTACCACCTTACCTAAGTCAACGCGAGTTATTGCTTCGTGAATTTTAATCAGCTTAACCACTTCGTTTAGGTGATCCTCTTTCGGCTCGCCTTTGACCTTTGGTAATTTAACTCTTCTTACTAGCGCATGAACAAATCCGCAGCCGCTGTATATTTTATTTATATCTAATGCATTCATGATTTATCCTCGTTCAATTTAACTACTTTAGCGCGCTCAGCTATCAACTTTAATTCATCTGCTTCAATGCGCTTTTGCTCTTCTGTTGGTTCGCTCATGAGTAAAAATCATCCCTTTCAATTAATGTGACCGTGTGGCTATTCTTAGGTGAACAGCCTCTCCAGATAAATAGCACTGATCCTTTATTATTACCGTTAACAGGCTTTTGAGTTTCAGCATTGATAAACGATATGCGCCCACTAATAAACCTAACTTCATTGCATGACTCGTAGGCTAGCTTAAACCACTTAACAGAAGTATCAGCAGGAACAAGCATTACCGTTGTTTTGTCATATGCGTCATGTTCGATAATTGCCTTATTAACCCATGGTGTTATGCCTGAGTAAGGAGGGTTGCAGTAGTTAACGTCATGCCATGCACTATCTAATGCATCGTCATCTTCGGTTAAATAAACAGAAACTAAGTGGTTCATATCGCTAGCAGCCACATCGCAAGTAAAGTAGAATTCTTGATCAAGCTTGTTAAATATCTCCTTTGGCGTTTGCCATAGGTCACGGATATTCTCAGGCGCATTACTTTTGTTTTCAGTATTCATTTCATCTTCTCCATTAGTAACTATGTGTTATTTAATTATGACTGCGCCCAGTCAACTATTCTTTTCGCTAGTTTGCTGCGCCTATCTCCGAAGTTAACCCTTTCAACAATAGTTATAATGAATTCAAGGGAAAATATAATACCTTGAGGCACCATAGCCAATAAAAACCAAGGCAAAACAAGCGGAAGTACAACCCACCATTTCCAGTTTTTTACTGTTTTATTCATGTTCATAATATATCTCTCTGTTAGGCAATCATTGCAATGCAACAGTTGCGGGTGGTTGTTAGGGTAATAATAATTACTACCCTGTAAGATTATTTACCAGTTACAACTTTCATTATTAACAAAATCGAAAACCGGCTTATATAAATCAAAACCTGGTTGTTCTTGTTGCGCCATCATTAGCGCACCTGGAACAGTCCAGTTACCAGCAAGAGGAATTAAAACTCCTTCTTCTAATTTACCGTTAGTGTTTGAACATGAAACCGCGTTTGGTGATTGTTGAGTATTCATAATATATTACCGTTTGGTTAGTTGTCTGCAACAACAATAGCAACCATCATTAAATGTGTCAATATAAAACTTATATATATTTCAAGTTGCGTTATGTATTGAATTGATATAGAATTGTTAGCAGTTAAACAACTTAAGGATTATTATGAAAGCTAAAAAGAAACCATTACTAGTAGGCTTTATAGAGTTAGAGCGTGATTTTATAGAGATAGCAGCAGAGTCAGTAGGAATAAGTCAAACGGCTTATATTCGCTCGCTTGTTGTTAAGCAGTTAGTAAAGGAAGGTTACGACAAGAAAGTTCAAGCATAAAAAAACCGCGTCTTGGCGATAGCGGCTTAGTTAAACATTCATTGGATTATTATATATGAGTACAAATAAAAAATCATTCTTATTGCATATCGATAGCTTAGATATCTTAGATGATTTAACAAACGGGCAAGCAGGAGTCTTATTTAAAGCTATAAAAGCTTATCAGCATAATGACGACTTCCCACTTGATAGTGTCGTTAAAATAGCGTTTTCACCATTCAAAAACCAGTTTGCTAGGGATGATGAAAAATACATTAAAACTTGTGAAAGGCGCGCCATTGCTGGCTCTAAAGGAGGTAAGCAAAAGGTAGCAAATGCTAGCAAATGCAAGCAAGAGATAGCAAACGTAGCAGATAGTAATAATAAGAATAAGAATAAAACAAATAATAAGAGTGATAGTAATAAAGAAGATACTCCCGATCGCTTCGCTGAGTTTTGGGATTTATATGGTAAGAAATCTGATTCATCAAAATGCAAAGCAAAGTTTAGCAAGATGAGTAAATCAGATATTGAATTGATATTTGAAAAGTTACCAGCTTACGTTAAATCAACACCTGATAAACAATATCGTAAAAACCCTATCACATGGTTAAACGGTAAATGTTGGAATGATGAAATTATGCAGCAGTCAGGTAATTCAAATTCAATACATTCTTTTACTGAACAAAACTATACCTCGGGGAAATTCTAATGAAGACATGGGAAGAATCTTGCGTATGTGAAAAGCATGGCGATTACATTGGTAAATTTTATAATCTTGGTGGCAAAGTAAATCATGGCGGTAACTGCCAGGAATGTTTAAGAATAAAAAACAAAGAAGAACAAGACTCAAAAGATAAGGAGGAACAAGGTAAGGCAAAAGCCAGAAAAACAAGGAAGCGTGAAGATGCTGGTATATCAAAAAGGAACCTATTCAAAACATTTGATGATTACCACTGCAAAACAGAAGGGCAAGCAAAAGCTAAATCTGACGTGATCAAGTTTAGAGATTCATTTCCTTGCGAAAACAGTCTTTTATTTATTGGTGGCGTTGGCACTGGTAAAACCTTGCTTGCTTCTGCCCTTATCGACTCCTTAATAGGCGATTACGACTGTGGTATCATAAAAGTGATAGATATAGTAAGGCAACTAAAAGCAACGTGGTCACGTGACTCTGACGAATCCGAAGAAAAGGTTTTGGCAAGATTTATAAATGTTGACCTACTTATAATTGATGAGGTTGGTTCGCAATTTGGCAGTGATACTGAAAAACTATTTATCTTTGATATTATTGATGGTCGGTATGCAGATATGAAACCTACGATACTAATATCAAACTTAGATATTCAAGGAGTAACTAATGTACGGCGGCTTTTTAACGATATTCTCACCAACATAATCACTATCTTCGTGAACTTCCCACATAGCCGGCTTTTCACTTTCATCAACCAACTTCCAATACCATGTATTATCGCTGCTCTTTGTTCGGTAAGCTTGGAAGTACTCAAACCCAGAATTTTGAACGTGTTCACCACCTAAGCATTCGTCCGTTACCCATTCCCATTCAATCCAAACCTTTCTGTATAATTTTGGTAACTTCATTTTATAATCCCTTTATTATTTACTGTTCTTTAGAATGGTAGTAGGGAATAGTTTTCCCTTAACGTAACGCCTCGCTGTGCACACCAAACAAACTTAATCATAGGCACTGTTGCTATTTCAACATCATTAACAGGCGTATTATCAAGGCACTCCTGGTCTGTTTCGTTGCAGTAGTGATACTTGTATTCTTCATCCTTTACTAGTTGCCATTTCAAGCCGTACTCACCTAAAACAACGCGGCACTTTCTTATAACTTGAGTATCACTGTCACAAATAACCCCACCGCTATCACCAACACAATCACGTAAAGTCCAAAATTTTATTCTTTTAATCTGTCTTACTTTCATGTTATTTAATCCTGTTTATTTACGTTCACTTGCCCAATCAAAAGCGATCATTGCACCGCCGCCGTCCCTTAATCTGTCAATACATCGTTCGCCAACGGCATCAGTTACTCCTTGAATATCTAAGTTTGATATTAGTATCGTAGGTTTCATATCTGCATACCGACCATCAATAATATCAAAGATAAATAGTTTTTCAGTATCACTGCCAAATT